CGGCAAGCGCCTGCTCGGCGACAACAACTACGCAGCGCCCATCTACCGCCTCACCGTAGACGGCACCGACATCGCCCAACTCATCGCCCCGCGCCTGATCAGCCTCAGCCTCACCGACAACCGCGGCATCGATGCCGACACCCTCGACATCAGCCTCAGCGACCACGACGGCCTGCTCGCCATCCCGCCCAAGGGCGCCGTGCTGCACCTCTGGCTCGGCTGGAGCGACAGCGGCCTGCTCGACAAAGGCACCTACACCGTCGATGAAACCGAGCACAGCGGCGCCCCCGACGTGCTCAACATCCGCGCCCGCAGCGCAGACCTACGCACCGGCCTTAAAACCAAGCGCGAGAGCAGCTGGAGCAACACCACCCTCGGCGCCGTCATCTTCCGCATTGCCGCCCGCAACAACCTCGACTGGCGCATTGCCGACGCCCTGGCCACCCTGCCCATTCTGCAGCTCGACCAGGCCAACGAGTCAGACGCCAACCTGCTCACCCGCCTGGGCGAAGAGTTCGACGCCGTAACCACCGTCAAAGCCGGCTGCCTGCTGTGCATGCCCGCCAGCGGCGGCAAGGCCGTCAGCGGCGCCGCCCTGCCGCACATCACCCTCACCCGCGCAGACGGCGACCAACACCGCTACCTACAGGCCGACCGCGACAGCTACGACGGCGTGCGCGCCTACTACTACGACGTAAACAGCGCGAAAAAGCAGGAAGCCATCGCAGGCGGCGGCGACAACCTCAAAGACCTGCGCCACAGCTACAGCGACCAACAAAGCGCCCTGCGCGCCGCCCGCGCCGAATGGCAGCGCCTGCAACGCGGCAGTGCCACCCTCAGCTACACCCTGGCCAAAGGCCGCCCGGAGCTAATCCCCGAACTCACCTACACCCTGGCCGGGGTCAAAGGCGAGATAGACGCCATCATCTGGCACGGCGGCAACGTGCAGCACAGCCTCACCGCAGACAGCGGCTACACCATGAGCCTGGAGCTAGAAAGCCAACTACCCGAAGGCAACCTGGCAGAACTGGCCGACGCCAGCGGCGGCACCTACAGCGGCGTGCTCGCCCACTACCGCGACAGCAAAACCGCCACCGAGCAAACCCTCACCGCCGGCGACCAGGCCAACCCCAAGCGCCTGCGCTACCTCTACAGCGACAAGGCCAGCGCACAGCGGGCGGTGGATCGGGAGTGGCAGAAGCTGCAGGCCAAACAGCAGGTGTAAAAAACCCCAGCACCAGGCCGGGGTCTACACATTTAGCATTTTCCTCACTGGGCCTTAATTATTCCCATTCGAGTCGTCATTCTGAGCTTTCTCTTTTTCTGCTGTCTTCACTGCATCTATGTACATCTCATACCAAGTAGAGCTGCGAAAAATTGCGAACGTAGCCCCAAGAACTAAAAAAATCGCATACAGAAAAAGAAAATACCCAAGCGCTCCACCAATTAAGTTGAATATAGGGAGAAGACGATAATATATCTCTGGCAAACCATCCACGCGAATGTAAAAACTCTTCGCTGTCAACGCATAAACAAATGCGAAAACCTGAATCACAATAAAATGTACAAATGATGTCACCAGCGCCATGAATGGTGAAGCTTTTTTGCGCGCACTTTTCCCTGCAATAGATCTACTGAACCCTGAGTCCATACTTAAAAAAACAGCTAACCCTGCCAAGGTGAACCCCAACAAAGTAGGAATTGTCGAAATAACGACATCCCACCAGTGGGGCTTCGACCACGCCCAGTAATTCAATGCTGTAAACACAACGGCAAGCAAGAAATATATTGAACTGAAAAGTGCCTTGCCCCCGCCATAGAGCGTCCAGTAGCGCCCCCACAGAGTGAACGTAGCTCTGTAGGACTTACTGAGGCGACTTTGCCTAATTGACATTTCGACGGGTAATTTCACGATGTAATTGCTCTGCCTTTTCAAGCAGCGCATCCAGTTCACTTTGTAAGTCTGGATTATAGCTCGTAGAAGATTTTAACGGACGGTCTTTCGTGCTTAGCTCCACAACCTTACCGCCTGTTCGTCCTTTTACGTACACCTCACCATTTTCCGCAGCTACAGAAGCAAGGGCTTTCAACTGCTTGTCTGGCTTAAGACCACTATTGCTGGCCTCGCTATATTGGCGCTTTTCTTTGCCAGCATTCAGTTCCTTCAACCGCTCCATTACATCTTCTTCAAAATCATCATGATCATCCGGGTTAGGTTTATGAATTTCAAGCTCAATTATAGAGATTCTATCAATACTAAAGAACTCTTCAGTAATCCCTTTCTCTGGTTGAACAGTAGTAGTTAACTCGCCAAACTCCGCAATCTCTGCTCTTGTTGCCACGACCTCGAAAAAGCGCTTGACCATCTGCGGCGACAAACTATGATCTTTCTTCGTAGTAATGAAGTACAGTCGATGATTTTCAGGAAAAAAAACATATTGAAACTTTTTGAAGTGTGGCTTAAGGTGCTCCGGTATCAAAATCCCCTTTACATCCTCCTTAGATGCAGCATCCATCTCCATGGTATTAAACCAGTCTTCCGCCGCATCCAACTTTAGATATTTATAAATATTTCCCGTATAGAATTCATTTTTATCCCCTGCTGGTGAAGCATGATAAAAAGAGCCAATCATTATTGCGTCATCGCCACGCACTTTGGCATCTAACTTATTACGATAAATAGTACTGAGCAGATGGACGTATTTATCTTTGGTATGAGGATGAAGAACTATATTCAAACATGCCACATAGAACGTACTTGAACGTGCTTTCCTTGCCTTTGGTTTACGTTTGGGTGCAGCCATCATCCTAAATCCCCTGTTCCCTGATGCAATGCTCAACCATTACCACTCGCACCCATTCACGCTAACGCGCGCGGCAGGTAGATCCCGAGTAGCTGAGTTCTATGTTGTGTTTCGCTGCTCTACGCTCTTTGGCGCAGCGCTCCTGCATGTCGTATTCGTTGGGCCACTTGCTGCATCCTTACTTGGGCTCACAGATATTTGGTCGGCCCCACACCTGGTTAAAGATCCGGGACCTGCTCAATCGTGAACTCTAAGTACTCTCCAGCACCCAGTAGCTTCTGCTCTCCCTCAGTAAGCTCCCAAACAGCCTCGGTGTCGCCCAAAACAGTTAAGTCAGTGGAGCGCCCCAGGAACGAGATTCTCTCAACAAGGCCCTTAAGGGAGTCCGTATTGTGCAGCAATTTCGGAGGAGTACCGTTTAGGTAAATCGCCAGCTGAAAAACGGCACCTGAGTAAATAGGCAATTCAACAGCTTTGACACGCAAAGCGCGCCAATTCTTACCAGCAGGAGCACTGGCTATGGCCTTCAGCATACCGCCCGTAAGCCGCTGCTTTTTTCCCTTGTTGCCTTTCTCGTACAGGTGGTTAAACAGCCAATACAGCCCCTGAAGCGAGAAAACGTACTTAACGCCGTAGATATCCCTCTCGATCTCAATACCGCGCTTGCGCAGTTTCCCTACGTCATTACCGCTCAGCGTCGCCATGACCGCCCTTCCCTGTCTGTTCCAAGTGGGAACACTTTAGGCCGAACGATTAAGCGCGGCAACAGCGGCGGTCAACTCCTTTAGCTGGGCTTCGATAGCACTCAGGCGTTTCTTTTCCTGAGCAGCGTGCTGTATTTCCCGCTGATCTGCTTCGCTCAGCTCGCGGTACAGCGCCAGGATGGCTTGTTCGCGAGGGTCGCCGCCGGGGCGGCCTGAGTCTTCGGCGGCGCCTGCCATAGCACTGCCATCGCGGCGCATCGGACCTTCGCCGGTTAATAGCCAATCGGTAGATATACCCAAATGGGTATTCAGAAGGCAGAGCGATTTAGCATTCGGCTCTCGCTCCCCTAATAGGTAGTTCTGCAGCGTCCTGTAGGCAATTCCACTCTTATCAGACGCGTCCTTGATGCTGAGGCCCATCGAGTCAATCGCCAAGCGCAAACGTTTTTCTATACTCATTTTTTCATATAGCCCCATTGACGCACTCGTTTGGGTGCGTATACTGCGAACAACTGAGTACAGCTTAACTAATGAGGGACGCGCAAACCATGAACAAACTCCAAATCCGCGCACGGCTTATCGAGCAAGGCATCAGCCTGCGCCAATTCGCCCTGACCCGTGGTTATGAGCCGCGCACAGTTACCCAAGTCATCGACCGCTGGCTGGGCTCGCAAACCCTGCCCAATGGCCGCGTAGCGTTTTGCATCATGCGCGACCTCTCCCTGGCCGCGGGCGAAGAACTGATCCCCGGCTTGCTTGGCCATCCATTTGCCTCGGCTAGCTAAACAGTAGCGCCAAGGGCTGCAGGGGGAAACGAGAAAATGAAACGCGAAATTCTTGATAGCCGCCGCCAGGTCATGAGCCAGGCGGTCAACAACTACCCAGGCGGGCGCGAGTGCGCGGCTGCGCGCCTGGGGCTGGCACTGAAAAGGCTGGAGAACCATGTTTACGAAAACGCCGGCCACCAACCCCTAAACGACGCCCAGATCCACCTGCTGGAGCAGGAGACCGGCACCACCCGTCTGCCGGACTTTATCAGCGCCCTTTACGGCGGCGTGTTCGTGGCTATGCCCGAGGCCGAGGCCCTGGACAACCTCGAGCTTTACGCCCGCTCGCTGAACACCGACATCAAAAAAGGCCAGGTAGACCAGATCATCGCCCAAGCCCTGGCCGACGGCCGCATCGACGAAGCCGAACTGGCCGAGATCATCGCCGCCCACCGTCAACACATTGCCGCACGCCACGCCGAAGTCGGCGCCGTCATCACTCTGCATCGCAAACAATAGGGAGCAACACGCCATGACCACTCAACTCATCCCGGTATTCAACGGCGAACTCGAAGGCCGCAACCAGCAGTTGTGCGATGCACGTGACCTGCACCAGTTCCTCGCTGTTGGCCGGGATTTCAGCACCTGGGTCAAAGATCGGATCGAGCAGTATGGTTTCGCCGAAGGCGAGGACTTTTCCCCGGTTTTGGGGAAAAGTACCTCGTTTGATTCCCCAAATCGGGGGAATCAAACCGGTGGTCGTGGCGGTGATCGCCGGTCAATTGACTACCACCTCACCCTCGATATGGCCAAAGAACTGGCCATGGTCGAGAACAACGACCAGGGCCGCCAAGTACGCCGTTACTTCATTGCCATGGAACGCCAAGCGCGGGAAAGTCGCGGCGCCTCCTACCTGTCGGTCAGCCAGCAACTGGCCATTCACCGCCAAGTGCCCAAGCTGCTCAGCCAGCTCAAGGCAGAAACCTCCCCGGCCATCCGGCAAACCCTGCATGCGCAGCTCTGCCAGCACTGCCACCTGCTGGCCCTGCCAGTACCAGCAATGGAGAACGTAGGCCGCAGCAAGCCTGAAACCGGCGATCTGTTCCCCACCACACGGGGCTAGGCCATGAGCGTCTACAAACTGGTTTGCCCGCACTGCCACGGCCGTATGCGCATCCGCACCAGCGAGGGCCAGCACATCTTCCTGCGCATCGCCTACCTGCAATGCACCAACGAGGCCTGCAGCTGGAGCGTGCGCGCCGAGTTCCAGATGACCCATGAAATGGGCCCCAGCGGCATGGCCAACCCCGCCGTGCGCCTGCCCCTGGCCAACAGCGCCCACCGCCGCGCCTGTATGCGTAACGATCACGACGCCCAACTCGACCTGATGGACCAACTGGAGATGCACCAATGAGCGACGCCATGGAATACCGCGACAGCATGCAGCAGGCCGCTCGCTCATTCTTGGAGCGGCACCAGGCCGAGCACCTGGGCGACGACGCGCAGTTGTTCGAGCGCGCCGCCCGCTACCTGGTCAAGGTGATGGAGGTGCCGGTGTTTATGGCGCAGCGCCTGGTGCACCTGGCCATGAGCGACCTGAGCACGCCGAAGCCGGCCTGGATCGGCGTCGACCAGGCCAGCGGCACCGACTATTGCAGCGTGGTGTTGATCGACCGCCGCACCGGTGAACGTGCCCTGATGCCGCGGCGCATCCTGCCCAGCCGCTTTATCGCCAGCCACACCCTCTAAACCCTATTGCCCCTGCCTATGCCCGCCCACCGTGGGCAGGGGCAAGTTGCGCCCGATTGGTGACCCCCATGAGTGACATCACTGTTTCCATCCAGCTCGACCAGACCCAGGGCAGCGCCTACCTGCGCTGGCTGGTCAACCAGTACGAGCAGGCCATGGCCGACCTCTGGTACTCCGACAGCTACCGCTACGTGCCGGAGGGGTGGCGCGCCCACCGCGTGCTGGCCGACCACCCGCACATCGCCGGCATCAGCCGCAGCGCCCGCGAACTGCGCAAGCAACTCAACCAGCTCAACCAGCTCAACCAGCAGGGAGTGCAAGCATGAACCCGGCAGTCACCGCCGCCCTCGCGGCATCAACCCCACTTGCGCGCCACATCGCCAGCAAGCCTCTGGCCCTGGGCTGGCTCAGCCAGTTGCACAAGCACGCCTGCAAAGGCTCCAGCGCGCGTGCCGATTTTTACCGCTGCCTGCTGCTGGGCTACCTCTACGCCCAAGCCGACCACGACCTCATTCAATGGGGCGTCACCCAGCAGGCCCAGACCGACCTGCACCACCTGGCCACCACCTGGGAGCAGCTGAGCGAATGAAAACCATGGACCGCGAGATCCGCAGCGAAGTACTGCGCCGGCTGGAATCCGATTACGGCCTGCAGCACATCAAAGGCACGCCCTGGATGCGCAAAGGCACCTGCCCGAGCTGCGGCAAACGCGAGCTGTATTCGCGCCAGGACGAGCCGTGGTTTATCCGCTGTGGCCGCGAGAGCAAGTGCGGCGAGCAGTGGCACGGCAAAGAGCTGTTCGAAGACCTGTTCGACGACTGGAGCAAGCGCGCCCCGGCCACCGAGGCCACGACCAACGCCTCCGTAGACAGCTACCTGCAGTTCGCCCGCGGTTTCGACCTGAGCCTGATCAAAGGC